TGACGACTTAAAACGTGAATTTTATACAACCCGGGCGTTCTTTGATAATGCTCACGACAACATGACAGACGTATGGGACTTCAAGAGGGTGACAGGCGAAGAACGCCACGGCCACGCGACACCCAAACCGGTAGCAATGATGGAACGAGTAATGAAGTCAAGCCTGCCCAGCGGTGGTCTGTGCGTTGAGCCGTTTGGCGGTAGCGGCAGCACTTTGATTGGCGCGGAGAAAGCTGGGCGCGTTTGCTACACGATGGAGCTAACGCCTGCTTACGTGGACGTGATCGTGAAGCGCTGGGAGCATTTCACGGGTAAGACCGCAACGTTGGAAGCAACCGGCGAACCGTTTCCAGGTGACGCATGAACCTGCTGGGCTACGCCAAGGATCGGGGCGTTGAGTACACGCAGCTAAGCAAGTGGGCAGGGCAGGGGCGGTTCAGCAGCGATGCATTGCGCAAAGAAAAACGCAACTGGGTAGTAGCGGACCCGCTAGAGCTGGACCGGCAAGTGGCTGCGGCTAAAAGCCCAGACCGTGGGGGCAGGGGCGGTGCACCGTCAATTGATCAGGCGCTGACACAGCAGCAAAACCAGGCAGCGGCGATCCCATCGTTTGCTCAGTCGCGGGCAATCCGGGAGGCGTATGCGGCGCGGCTTACGCGGCTTGAGTACGATCAGCGCAGTGCGCGACTGGTGGACAAAAACGAATTAAAAATGCGGCTGGTTAAATTGCACATGGGAGTACGCGACGCGCTGCGCACCATCCCAGACCGTGTGGCGCCTATTGTAGCAGCAGAAATTGATCAAGCAAAGATCCACGCGATGCTGCTAAAGGAGATTGGACAGGCGCTGGAGGGCTTGAGCAATGCCATCAGCAATTGATGATTTATTGCAAGCCTGTTGCGACGCAATGCGGTTTGAAGCGGACCTGACCGTTAGCCAATGGGCCGATGAGCATCGGGTGTTATCTGGAAAAGCATCAGCGGAACCAGGCCCTTGGCGCACTGATAGAACTCCATATTTGCAAGAGGTGATGGATTGCTTAAGCACCACAAATACCATTCAGCGTGTTGTGCTAATGGCCGGGGCACAACTTGGCAAGACTGAAGCAGGCAGTAATTGGCTGGGTTATGTAATTGCTCATGCGCCAGGCCCCATGCTTATGGTGCAACCTACCGTTGATATGGCGCGACGATTAAGCAAACAACGGCTTGAAAGTTTAATTACTGACACGCCATGCCTGGCTGAACGAATTGCACCAGCTCGAAGTAGAGATAGCGGCAACACAATGTTTAGTAAAGATTTCCCAGGCGGAATGATGATCTTAACCGGGGCAAATAGTGCAACGGGGTTACGTTCTGCTCCATGCCGATACATTTTTTTAGACGAAGTTGACGCATTTCCAACTGATGTAGATGGGGAAGGCGACCCGGTAACACTTGCTGAACGGCGAAGCACTACGTTTAGCAGGCGAAAAATTTTTATGACTTCAACCCCAACGGTAAAAGATTTTAGTCGTATTGAATCTGAATTTTTATTAAGTGATCAGCGGCGATTTTTTGTACCGTGTCCGCATTGCCGCGAGATGCAATGGCTGAAATGGGCACAATTAAAATGGGAAAATAATGATCCAAGTACTGTGCAATATGAATGTGAACATTGCGGGCAAAGATTTAATGAATCACATAAAACCGAAATGCTAACAGCAGGACAATGGAAACCAACAGCACCAAGCGATGGTAAAACCGCAGGCTTTCAAATCTCATCGCTTTACAGCCCATTAGGTTGGAAGAATTGGGAAGAAATTGTTGAAGATTTTTTACGCAGTAAAGCTGATGCCCCACGCTTAAAGACATGGGTAAATACTGTTTTAGGCGAAAGCTGGGAAGAAGATTATGCAAGTAAAGTTAGCGCATCAATACTGCTTGAACGTTGCGAGCATTATGCCGCAGGCAAAGTTCCAGAGCGTGGCGTATCAGTTACGATTGGTGTTGACGTGCAGGACAACCGGCTGGCAATAAGTGTATGGGCTTGGGGCAGGGAAGAAGAAGGCTGGTTAATTGACCACCAAGAAATTTTTGGTGACCCAAGCGGCTTAGATTTATGGAAACAACTTGATCTATTAGTTTTAAATAAATGGGAATGCGAAACTGGAGGCAGCCTCCGGGCTGACGTAATAGCTATTGACTCAGGCGGGCATTTTACATCTGAAGTGTATCAATACGCTCGGGAGCGTTCAGCATCAGGTGTTATAGCAATAAAAGGACAAAGCCAACGGGCCAAACCACCGATTGGTAAACCTACAAAAGTGGATATCAATGCAAAAGGGAAAACGTTAAAACGTGGCGCATCAGTTTATCCCGTAGGCAGTGACACTATTAAGACAACTTTATTTGGCAGGCTTAAGCATAACGAACCTGGCCCTGGGTACCTTCATTTTCACGCGCAAACTGGTGATGAATATTTTCAGCAACTAACAGCAGAAAAGCAAGCATTGCGTTATGTTAAAGGTTTTCCGGTGCGTGAATGGGTAAAGAAATCAAGCGCACGTAATGAAGCGTTGGACTGCCTTGTTTATGCTTATGCAGGGTTAAACCGCTTGTATCAGTATTATGACCGCCGCACAATATGGGACCAACTAGAGAAACGCTTGGAAAAAGGCGAGCCGGCGCCGCTAAGATCAAGAAAGCAAGCGACTGCTAATGCCGCGTCTGCGTTTGTCACCAACTGGTAAGCCGTGAAAATCCCAGCACAAATCAGGGCAGGCGACACCATCAAATGGCGGGATGATGCTGGCGTTGATAATTTAGGCAACACCATTAGTAGCGACACATGGACGCTTACTTATTTTCTGCGGACAAACACCGCCTCGGAAGGGGCCACGGTTGTTGGCACGGCTTACGGCACAGGCTGGGAGTTTACAATTTCGGCTACAACATCAGCCCTGTTTGATGCAGGCGATTGGTACTGGCAAGCGGTTGCGACTTATAGCACCGAGAAGGTAACGCTAGGTGCAGGCCAACTTGAGGTGTTGAAGGCGCTGAGCTACACCGGCAGCCCAGGCGCTCTTGATGGCAGGACGCAAGCAGAGACTGACCTAACAGCAGTGCAAACGGCGATAAGAGCTATTGTTGCAGGTGGTGCTAAACAATATAGTATCGGCAACCGAGCATTTACTAAGCTGGACCTTAGCGAACTCATGGAACGTGAAAGCAGATTGAAGGCAGAAGTGAAACGCGAACAAAAGGCGCAGCTTATTGCTAATGGCTTGGGTAATCCCCACAATTTATTCGTGAGGTTCTGATGGGATTACGCACAGAGTTATTTAAAAAGTTTGGCTTTGAGCCAATACGCAAACCACAGCAGCGCGCATACCAAGGCGCACGGATGAGCAGGCTTACCGCAGATTGGATTACCAGCGGCACCAGTGCTGACAGTGAAATCAAATCTAGCTTTAAGGCACTACGCAACCGGGCCAGGCAGTTGTGCCGCGATAATGACTATGCAAGGCAAGCGTTACGCGTAATACAAAACAACGTTATCGGCCACGGCATTAAGCATCAAGGCCAGGTAAGGATGCAACGCGGCGGCAAGTTAGACCAAGCAATTAATGGACAGATTCATGAGGCATGGGAATATTGGAGCAATAAAAACCGCTGCGATGTAAGCGGCATTTTAGGTTTCCATGACCTTGAGCGGTTGATATGCAGAAGCCTTGCAGAAAGTGGCGAGGTATTTATCAGGATGATTCGCCAACCATTTGGCGATAGCAAGATTCCATTTGCATTGCAGGTGCTGGAATCTGATTATTTGGTTGATGATGAAGTACCGCAACCGGCAGAAGGCAATATTGTGCGCATGGGTATTGAGGTTAATAGTTACCTAAGGCCGCAAGCGTACCATTTCTATGCGAACCACCCAGGCGATACCTATGCCGGCAATACTCGAACTAATGGCAAGAAGATACGCATACCAGCAGAAGAAATAATACATTTGTTTTTGCCAGAACGCCCAGGCCAAACCCGTGGCGTTACGTGGTTTGCATCTGCCTTAATGCGTATGCACATGCTGCAAGGCTATGAGGAAGCTGAGGTGGTACGGGCAAGAGCTAGCAGCGCATTGATGGGGTTTATATCAAGCCCCGAAGGCGAGCTGATGGGCGATGAAGTTTATGATAATGAACGCGTAAGTGAATTTACCCCAGGTGTATTCAAGTATTTGCAGCCAGGTGAATCTGTCAACGTGCCAGACCTTAATGCACCTGACGGGCAACTAGAACCATTTACCCGGTCGATGCTGCGCGCTGTAGCGGCTGGCGTTGGCGTCAGCTTTGAAAGCATCAGCAAAAACTTTTCTGAATCTAATTACAGCAGCAGCAGACTTAGCTTGCTTGAAGAGCGTGATACCTACCGAGTATTGCAGCGCTACTTTATAGAAAATTTCCATCAGCAAGTATTTGATAAATGGCTTGAGATGGCAGTGCTAAGCGGTGAGCTAAACCTACCGGCTTACGAGACCAACCCTGCGCGTTATGCCGCTAGCAAATGGGTGCCGAGGAGTTGGGAATGGGTGGACCCACAAAAAGAAGTTAGTGCATACAAAGATGCGGTTAGGTGTGGATTCAAAACATTACGCCAGGTTGTTACAGAACAAGGCGGTGATTTGGATGATGTATTAATTGCGCGCCAAGCTGAGCTTGCAATGCTTGATGAGATGGGCATTATCACTGACACTGACCCAAGCGAAGTGAACGGCGGCGGCGGTTCACAAGCAACATCAATGATGGGTGCAATGCCAGCATTCGAGGAGACTGACCCACCAATGGATGATGAGGAAGGCGAGGAGGAGGGCGAAGCAGATGGCGAATATTAACGGCGAAGAGGTAGACCTTATGCCCACTAACGGCATGAGGGAAGAGGCCGAACGCTACCGGGCATGGAAAGCCGAAGGCAATGCAGGTGGCACTGAGGTTGCTGCCAATCGGGCCAGCCAAATTTTAAGCGGTGATGAGCTTAGCCCTGCCACGGTAATAACGATGGCGGCATGGTTTGCCAGGCATGAGGTAGATAAGCAAGGCCAAGGCTTTAACCCAGGCGAAGATGGCTACCCATCGCCCGGACGTGTTGCATGGGCTGCATGGGGCGGGGATGCGGGGCAGAGCTGGTCTAATGCAAAGGGCGGTAGAATTAAAGAGATTCAAGACAGAAAACTAATGCAAACTAACCGCGCCGAACCAGACGGATTGCAAGATGGTGATTTTGTGCAGTGGGATTCAAGCGGCGGCACCGCAAAAGGGAAGATTGAAAGCATCGAGCGCGAAGGCAGCATCAATGTGCCTGGGAGTGAATTCACTATTGAGGGGACACCTGAAGACCCAGCGGCATTAATTCGGATTTATTCAGAAGGTGAAGATGGCTGGGAAGCAACAGAGACATTGGTTGGGCATAAATTTTCTACGCTTACGAAGATTGCAGCATTACGTGCGATGCAAGGCCGCAAGTTCCAACGCGCGGAGATGACGGCATTTGCTGAGATGGATGACCGCACCTATGAGTTCCCGTTTAGTTCTGAGAATCCAGTTGCTAGATATTTTGGCAATGAGATACTAAGCCACGAAACAAAAGCAGCAGACCTAAGCCGTTTGAATGATGGCGCGCCGCTGCTGTTCAACCATGATGTTGATCGTGTGATTGGGGTTGTAGAAACCGCAAGGATTGATGAGAAGCTAAAGCGGGGATATGCACGTGTCAGGTTTAGTAAGAATGAATTTGCGCAAGAAGTTTTGGCCGATGTAAAGGACGGCATTCTACGGAATGTTTCCTTCGGCTATTCCATTGATACGATGGAAGAGCGAGGTGGCAACTTTGTTGCCACTGCCTGGTCACCGTATGAAATCTCAATGGTTTCTATACCGGCTGACAAAACAGTAGGGATTGGAAGATCCTTGCTATTGACTAACCCCGCTGCTCCGGCAGCACCAACCCCAGAACCCCTTCCTAACATGGAATCCGCCACTCCAGATCTGGCCGTGGTGCGGGCCGAAGCCGTTGAGGCCGAACGCTCGCGCATTGCACAGATCTCCGCCTTATGTAACAAGCACGAAATGGCTGACCTCGGCCAACAGTTAGTCGAATCTGGTCGTTCAATCGACGAGGCAAGAGCTGCTGTTTTAGACAAATTAAACATTCCTACCATGGAGACCGTGACAATGCAAACTGCCGAGATTGGCCTTAGCGCAACTGAAAGCCGTAAGTTTTCATTCTTGCGTGCTATCAACTATCTAGCAAACCCTGCCGACCGTAGCGCACGCGAAGCAGCAGGATTCGAGATTGAAGCATCTGAAGCAGCAGCACAAAAGCTGGGCCGTCAATCACGCGGTATCACAATCCCTCAGGATGTATTGCGCCGCGATTTGAATGTTGGCACTGCATCCGCTGGCGGCAACTTAGTTGCAACTGAGCTTGATGCTGGCAGCTTCATTGAGCTACTGCGTAACGCATCAGCATTAGACCAAGCTGGCGCCACTGTGCTGACCGGCTTAACCGGCAACGTTGCTATTCCACGCCAATCAGGCGCTGGCACTGCTTACTGGGTTGCTGAATCTGGCGCTCCTAGCGAAAGCCAGCAAACAATTGACCAGGTATCGCTAACTCCTAAAACAGTTGCTGCCTATGTTGATTACAGCCGCCGCTTGATGATTCAGTCAAGCATCGACGTTGAGAACATGGTGCGGGCTGACCTAGCTACCGTGCTAGCGCTCAAGATCGACTTAGCTGGTCTTTATGGCACCGGCAGCAACAGCGAGCCACTTGGCCTCAAGCTGACCACCGGCGTTGGTACTGAATCATTCACCGCTGCAACTCCTACCTTTACTGAGGTAGTGGCGCTTGAATCTGACATTGCAACTGCAAACGCGTTGCTTGGCAGCCCTGTTTATCTGATGAATGCTGCAATGCGCGGCGGCCTTAAGACCAAAGCCAAAGATACAGGCTCCGGATTGTTCGTTATGGAAGGCGGAGAAGTGAACGGCTATCAAGGCATTCTTTCTAATCAGGTTGCATCTAACGATTTGTGGTTTGGTAATTTTGCCGACCTAATCATTGGCTACTTCTCTGGCCTTGATCTGATGGTGGACCCCTACACCAACAGCACCTCCGGCACCGTTCGGGTCGTAGCTATGCAGGATGTAGACATCGCTGTCCGTCATCCACAAAGCTTCAGCCGTGGCAACACGTCGCTCTGATGCTGATTGAAATCCTGCGGCAAACAATGCTGGCAGGGCAGGTTGCAAAGGTTGGTGATGTGCTTGAGGCATCACCAGCCGATGCCAAGTTTCTAATCGGCATAGCTAAAGCGATACCAGCCACAGCGCCGATTAGTGAAGTGGCTGAATTGATTAAACCATCCATTCCCAAACGGAGACCTAAACCATGACCATTCACAATCTCGGCTCTAAGACGACGATTCTTGGGTTCATTCCTAATGACGTTGTGACTGCAACCAAGCTGGGTTCAGCTATTGATTTAACTAACTATGAAGGCGACATGGTAGTGCTGCTTGACGCTGAGGCAGGCGGCGCTTCAATCACTTATGCGGTTAAGTTAACTGCATCAGATACATCTGGCGGGACCTACACCGACGTTACTGGCGGTGCATTTACAACAACTACAGCAAACACTTTGCTGCTAGAAAAAATCTTTGTGAATGTTACTGACATTAAGCGTTTCGTGAAGGTATCTGTTACCGTTGCAGGCGGCACTGGCGCCGGCGCTGTTTCGGTTATTGGCTTAGCTTCTAACAAGTACAGCTAATGGCGTTTACGGAAGACCTAAGCATCTTCCTAGCAGATTTCGGCGTCACTTGTACAAGTGGCGCCGTTACTGCATTAGGCATCTTGGACATGCCAAGCCAGATAATTAGTGATGGAATGGTGCTTAGCACTGACTTCACGCTGACAGCTAAAGCCACAGATTTTGGCGCTTTAATACGTGGCGCTGCAATTACGGTGGATAGCGTTGCTTATACAGTGCGCGAAACAATGCTTATTGATGATGGTCAGTTTGTGCAAATTGCATTGCAAAAAACATGAGCATTATCTATGGCGGCAATTGTGACAGGCCACAAAATATCTACGCGTTTGCGCCTATCACAAATGTTGGCACATCTGAGGTAATTGAGATTGATGGCACTACTATCACAAGCATCGACGTTGTAACCGGTGGGCAAGTTACACACCAACTGCAAGGCTCTATGGACAGCGTTAATTGGGCAGGCTTTGAAGCTGCATCAGCGAAAGAATCGGGCAACCACTTAGACACTTACTCGGGTTATGCGGTGCGGTATCTGCGCGTAGTTGTAAGCGCAAGTCATGCTACGCGAACCCTTACTACCACTATCTGCTGCGACGCATGACTACCAAACGGGAATCAATCTTAAGTGCTATTGCTGCGGCTTTAGTGGGCACTACAGGCGTTAGCACTAGGATCTACCGCAGCAGGGTAGAACCAATCACAAGGGGCGAAAGCCCTGCAATTGTGATTGAACCAATAAGCGATAGCGCGCAACAGAACACAGCATTGCCAACATTGGACTGGAGCTTAGTTGTTCGTGTTGCGGTAATTGTGCGCGGCAATATCCCAGACCAATTAGCAGACCCAACGGTTGAAAGCTTGCACGCCAAGATGATGGCAGATTTAACCTTAGGCGGATACGCAATTGATGTACAGCCGCAATCAGTGAGCTTTGAACTGGTAGAAGCAGACCAACCGGCAGGCGTTATTGCGTGTGATTTCTTAGTTCGCTATCGTACTGATGTGGCGAATCTATCCATTTAAAGTAGCTAACATGATTGATGAATACCAAGGCCAAGGCGGCTCTTACGTTTTGGACCCCATCACTGGCAAACGCAAGCCCACACCAACTCCTGAGGTCCTGAACGATGGCACTGTTAACACGCAAACGCCTGATCCTGGCAAAAGTAGAAGCGACCTACGGGACTGATTCGAGCCCTGCCGGCACTGATGCGGTATTGGTTCGCAGCCTAGAGGTTACCCCGATTGAGGCTGACGTTGTAAGCCGCGATTTAATCCGGCCATACCTTGGCAACAGCGACCAGCTTTTGGCTAACACGCGCGTAAGCATTACGTTTGAGGTTGAGCTTGCAGGTTCTGGCACAGCGTCAACAGCGCCACGCTTTGGCGGATTGCTGAAAGCTTGCGGCATGGCAGAGACCACTACAGCAGCAGCTATTACCGGCACTGCTACGGCAGGTTCTGCGGGTAGTATCACGCTTGCTGCTGCATCTAGCGCAACAGACGACATTTACGTCGGCATGGTCATTAGCATCACCAGCGGCACCGGTAGCGGCCACATTGGTGTGATTACTGATTACGTTGGCAGCACTAAGGTTGCAACAGTAAAGGCCAGCACCGCAGCATTTACACCAGGTGCAAGCAGTGTGTATAGCATCGCAGCAAATGTAGGATACAAGCCTGTTAGCGCGAGTTTTGATAGCGCCACTATCCACTTTAATAACGATGGTGTATTACATACCATCACAGGTGCACGCGGCAGTTTCGCTTTTAACTGCGCAGTAGGAGAGATTCCAACTATTGAATTTACAATGGTTGGCATTTATAACGCACCAACTGATACCGCTGCCCCAGCCGTTACCTACAGCAACCAAGCGACACCATTGATATTTAAAGCTGGCAGCACATCGGCATTCCAAATTCTTGGTTATAGCGGTTGCTTAATGTCGCTTACTTTGGATATGGCAAACGAAACCGTATATCGGGAGCTGGTTGGTTGTGACAAGTCTGTATTAATTGTCAACCGCGCGCCAGAAGGTGAGTGCATTATTGAAGCTCCAACCATTGCGCAGAAGGATTTCTTCACTATCGCAAACGATGACACCACTGGGGTAATAAGCCTGCTGCATGGCACGACCCTTGGCAACCGTGTTACCATGGTTGCGCCTAAGGTTGATATTGCCAACCCGACCTACGAAGATTCGGATGGCATTCAAATGATTAACCTGCCGTTTGTAATCATCCCTACAACAGCAGGCAATGACGAAATCACACTCACCTTCACCTAGTTTTTATGTCTTTTGTTCTTAAGCAATCCAACAGTTACAAATGGCCGGTAAGCTTCAAGCTTCCGGTCGATGGCGGCAAGTTTGAGAAGCAAACATTTGATGCAGAATTTAAGCGATTGCCACAGGCAAGGATTAATGAAATCCAAACTGACGTGCAAACCCGCATCAAAGCGGCAGAACGTAACGAACTGGTAGATAACAACATCACAGATATATCAATTGCAAATGAATTAATCATTGGATGGGAAGGTGTAGTTGATAGCGATGGCGATGCCGTTACATTTTCCGAAACTGTTAAGCAGCAATTGCTTGATATCCCAACAGTAGCATCTGCGATTATTGTTGCTTATTTTGATAGCCTTGCTGGAGTGAAAACAAAAAACTAAGGGACGCTGCTTTGTATTGGGTGCAAGGTGGCGTTATTGATGATACCCAAGATGATGCAGCAGTATTTGGGATAGAGATACCAGACCCAAAACCTGAGTATTTTGAAGTGGAACCAGAAGCATGGCCGGCGGTAAAATTATTCTTGCGCTGCCAAACGCAATGGCGTACAGGCCCTAATGGCGTAGTAGGACTGGATTACAATGCGCTTGCGTGGCTGGTTACAATAGAAGGAGATATTGATGCAGCCGCCATGTTGGATGACATCCAAGTTATCGAGCAAGAAGTGCTAGCAGCTTTGAGCAAAAAGGGAGGTTGATATGGCGCTAGATATGCAGGCAGCAGTAAAAATAAAAGCTACGGTAGATGGCTTGGCTTCTGTCGAGGGGCTAGAGCGTGGGCTCAATAAATTAGACAGGCAAGCTACTGGACTGCAAGGCAATTTCGGGCGGCTTAGAGGAATTGCAGGTGGCCTTGGTAGTGCATTGGGTTCGGTTGTGCCTGCAATTGGATTAGCGGGATTAGCAGCATTTGGCAAGCGGTCAATTGATGCAGCAGATAATTTAAATGATTTGAACCAACGCACTGGCGTGGCAGTTGAAACATTAGATAAATTTGGTAAGGCTGCGAACGATAGCGGCAGCAGCTTGGATGAAGTAGCAAAAGCAATGGGCAAGTTGGCTAAGGGTATTGTTGACCCGGCGTCAAAAGCCAGCGAAGCATTGAAATCTATTGGCGTTAGTTCAACTGATGCGCAAGGCAAGATCCGTGGCGTTGATGCCATCATGCTGGATTTAGCCGATAAGTTTTCTAAGATGCCAGACGGTGTGCAAAAAACTGCACTAGCAATGGAGTTATTTGGCAAGTCGGGTAGCAATATAATCCCAATGCTTAATGAAGGCAAGGATGCACTTAATGAATATTCAGCAACAATTGATGGGAAGATGGCCGCAGCGGCAGATAAATTTAATGATTCAATTAATAAAGTAACGTCATCAATATCTGGGCCATTCAATCAAGCTGTAACAGCATTGTTGCCAACAATCACAAAACTAGCTGAGGGCATTGCCGCGGCAGCAACAGGCTTCAGCAAATTGCCAGAACCAGTGCAAACTATAATTGGCGGGATAGCAGGATTGGCGGCAGCGTTCGTTGTATTAGCGCCAGCCATAAATGCAATTGTTGGAATTTTCACTGTATTAGGCGGGCTTTTCGCTGGCGGCGGTGTGCTTGCCACTATTGCTGGATACCTTGGCGGCTTAGGTCCCGTTGTGGCTGCCGTTAGCAGCGTACTAAGCGGGCTAGGGACTGTTTTGGCTGGCGTATTCACAGGCCCAGTAGGCTGGGTGGCGCTACTGGTAGCAGCAGGCGTTGCAATCTATGCGTTTAAAGACCAGATAGGCGCGGCATTTACAGCTATAGGTGAGGCTTTGAAGCCTGTAGTCACATTTATCTACGATGTCTTTATCAAGCCTTTTATGGATTCGCTTACATCACTTTTAACTTATATTAATGAAATCTTTCTTACTCCAATGAATGAAGCATTTAAAACGCTAGGCAGGCTTTTGTATGCAGCCTTTGATTTGCTATTTATCATTCCTTTTAAAGCAGCGTTTACTGCCATAACTACATTTTTAAGTGAAAATTTTATAGAACCGCTTAAAGAATCATTCAACGTCACGTTTGCATTCATAAATGAAAATTTCATAGGACCACTTAAAGAATTATTTTTTACTGTCACAACTTATATAGCAGAGAATTTCATCAAGCCAGTGCAAACCGGAATATCAAATTTCGCAACTGCGGCATATAAATACATTAATACAAATTTTATTGAGCCGGCTAAAAAAGTATTTACAGCAGTTACAGATTTTATTAAAAACAACTTTATTAAGCCAGTGCAAGACACAATAACCGGCATGATAAAAAATATTGGTAACGCTTTCCAGTCCCTTAAAGAGGCTATTGTCGCTCCATTCAGAGCGGCTATGGATATAGTAAAAGGTATTGTGAATAATATATTAAGTGGAATTGTTAAAGCTATATCATTTATGATAGCACCTATCAATAAAATAATTGAACACGCTAATAAACTTGGGAACATAACACGACAGCCGCAAATACCTTATTTGCAACCGCCGCAAATACCTCAATTTGCTAAAGGCGGCGTCGTGGACAGCCCTACCCTTGCAATGGTGGGAGAGGGTAATGAGCGCGAGTATATAATTCCTGAATCTAAGATGGCGCGTGCAAGCGCTAATTACCTTGGTGGCGTGCGCGGTAATGCAGCTATCCAAAGCCAAGGTAGCAACAGGTCATCATCGCCTACGATACAAATACAAACAGGCCCAGTGCTGCAACAGAACAACCAACAGTATGTAACAATTGCTGATATGGAAAAAGCACTTACAATGCTAACAGATTCTTTGCTGCTGAATAACCGTACATTTGGCGGACGCAGCTATCAAGGAGTAGGCGCATGAGCAATCGCGGCCAAAGCCAATATCTAAGAATTTACGATAGCAGCCAAACCTATGTACGATGGCAAGCATATTACATTAATCAAACTATTACGCTAGATTCTGCATCTTGGTTTTATAATCCATTTAATGCTGATGGGATGATGGCTGGCAGCCCAGCAGGTTCAGACGTTAGCATCACAGTGCCAGCTACAGCTACAGCAATTAGTGTATTTAAAGCAGCTTTAAATAACAATAGATTATGTGAGATTAAAATGTATGAGTTTGACACGCGATTATCGCAATCAGCGCCAATATCCACCCAGTCATTAATTGCAACTTATGTTGGCGAAGTGTCAAAAATTTCAGGTAATTTCACGGAACTATCAATTAATTTAAGTTCAGCGCTTAGCCCAATAGGTGCGCAAGTGCCGCCACGTAAATTTACTACTTTACTTATTGGGGCACCGGTAAGATTATGAGTATTCAAATTAGAGACCCATTAGCGCTCCTGCCATATCAAAGCGGATTGGTTACCACAGTAGCAACGGAAGGCGCAGCCGAAGGGCAATCACCACTAGACAGCAGACAAAAGGCAGCAGTAATTGGCGAGCCAATCCCAATTGTGTTTTGTCGGCGTGTATCAAGCAATGGCGGTGTATTAGTAAGCCCAGCCGCTACTGAAGGCAGGTATGAGAATAACTCAACAACTAACGTGCTGACCACCAAAGTGCACCTAGTACTTAGCGAAGGCGATATGGACCAATTGCCACTTAAAGATGTATTTCAGCGTGCTTGCCGTGTTGGCACATGGGCGCAAACATACGACCGGCGCGCTGAAACTTGGGACCCTGGCAATTTTATTGTTGCTGTAGCAACTAAGAAATTTTGGAATTGCCCATTGTATTGCGGCACTCAAGGCACATACGACAACATGACAACGCTTAGTTTTATTAATACGCATGATGATGGCAGCGAGTTATGGGATAGACAAGTGCATTGTTTTGTTCGTAACGGGATAAATGTTACAAGGATTTTAGACGATATTACAGGGCCTAGCAATAATGTAATTGATTTAGCGTTGTATTTGATAACACAAAGCAGCCGATTCCCAAGCTCAATGATTGATTTAACGATGATGGAAGACGCGGCATTATTCTGCAATGTAAATAGTTTGTTTTATAACGGAGAATTTAAGCAATCGACTAACCTTGAAGACTGGCTGCAATCCATAAGTTCAGATTTCTTATTGCGGGTAAGCGATAAAAATGGTAAAAAAGGTCTAAGGCCAAGGCTGCAAACCAATGCTAATGGCACAATTAAAACAACAGCTATTGAGCCAGTATTTACTTTTACAGAAGATCACGTAATAATTGAAAGTTTTGAAATTGATTATATTTCGCTTGAAAATCGCAAAGCTATTACAGCCCTGGTTTTATGGCGTCAGCAACCAGATAGCGATATTGGCATTATCCGCTCCGCTGAAATACGGATGACAGGATTAGCCGATAATGGCCCATTAGAACAATATGACCTAAGCCAGTTTTGCTCTACTGAAGACCATGCAGTTAAGGTTGGAACTTACCGTGTCGCTAGTCGTTACTATGTAACGCATACGCTTAGGATACGTGTTGCGCCTAGCTCGTTTAATGCCACGCTAATTGTGGGTGATGTTGTGCGCGTTAGATTAAGGCGTGAAACCAATGTAGGTACAGTCAGTTACCATAATCATTTCTATGAAGTAGAGCGTATTGCAAGAGCCATCAGCGGTGTTATCAGTTTAGATCTAATTCATTTCCCAGTTGATAGCCAAAACCGCAGCCTGGTCGGGTTAGCAGTTAATGCTGCGGTAGGCAATGGTTATACCGTGCCAACAGGGCGCACAGATTTCACTTGTGATATTGCAGGTCGCGCTGTTGATAACACGCCTTTACCTGATGTTGGCGGAACTATATCACCTATAAATGACCCGCCAGTTGAGACTGACCCCGCTGAACTTGGCAATGAGCCAGATGCCGGGCCGACAGATCCAGTTGATAACCCAGAAGATCCACTGGATGAGCCCGAGCCCGAATATCCAAGCGGGCCAAACCCTGGAGTTACAGGCGTTAGCGATCCACCAGAATCAGGCGAAACAGCAAATGCAGTGCCGCCATGCCCAGGCGGTAAAGTCTGCTGGTATCGCGTAACTAAGTCTTTAGTGGCAGATATAGAAGAAGCAAGAACAACAACTAACCGCACATTAATACAATGCGAAACACTTGGCACCAGTGGGTGGGAGTCAGGCGCATCGTTGGTGCTTACAAACGATGATATAGACCATTACTTAATTGCAGAAGCTACATGCCCAGACCCTAGCAGCCCAGATGGGTTTGGCGAACCATCAGTAATTGGCGCCACAGAACCGGCAATACCAGACTTAACGCAATATCAATATGTAAGATGGAACGGCAGTATTTCAACCGATGGGGTAGTTACAATCGTTCAAGGAGGATCTTACTACGAATACAATGGAGCTCTGTATTCAGGCCCTTATGGAATCCGAGGCTTAGTTTACAAACCAGGCAGCGAACCTGGCACTGAAATACTTAGCAACAATATTTATGATGCAGTGCCAATTGGTTTTGTAGCATGGCGAGCAACCGTAACAGCATATAAAACTGCTAACGGCGGCTCGGGTAGTTTTAGCTTTGGAGGCTTGCAAGGTCCAGGAGCTATTTGGGAAATTAATACCCCTGAATTTCACTATACACCTGTAATCAGAGGCTCAGTGCCTAATAACTCGCCGCACACTTATATAATTAGCGGCATATGGCAATTTAGCAACACTAACAGCGGAGATCCTTTAGTTGTTTGGGAAGGCGTAACAGGGTCAAGTGGCCCTGCGGTGTAAAATAAAACCATGGCTTTATTCCCTGCATTAAATCCAAGCAGCCGCACCTACACGCCAGGTAGCACTGCTAATACGTCTTTGCTTGTGCTAAGTGGCGATGAGGTTAACGTGCGGCATGGTAATGGTAGATCCGGCGACCAGTTGCGGATGACATTTAGCCAGATGACTAGGGCCGAGCATTATGCGCTGCTAAGCCATTACGCTTTTCATGGCCGGTTTGAGCCATTTGATTTAAATGCTACAACACTAGCTGCAACTAATTTAACATTTCCCGCTAATCATCAATGGATATATACTGATAGCCCATCATTTGATGAAACATGCGACCAGATTGATGGCACTGTATCGTTAACTTTAATCCCACCGTACTTAATTTAACCATGGCAACTTTCCCTGACCTTGTACCAGATGAAATTAGCTACGACCTAGGCGATTTAAATATAAGCGAAGCATCAACTGTGGCTAGCGGCCCGGTTAGATTCCGGCATTCATTACGGAATAACGGTCACATATTGCAGCTTACATTTAATAACCGAATCGAATCCGATGCCAGTTTAATCCGTACACATTGGAACCAATCCAGCGGCGTGCATGGATATTTTCAAATTCCAGTTACAGTATGGGGTGACGCAAATGATGTAGTACCAACTGATTCAATCTATCGGTATGCGTCTATACCACAAGAGCAGCAAAAAGGAGTTTATTTTGATATAACAGTTTCATTGCGTGTGCTGCAAGGATGGGTGCTTGATATTGTTTTAAGCGGCGGGCCAGCGATAGCACCTATTGTTGAAGCATTTGAGAATATAGCATTCACTGGCTTTTCACCATTTGAACTGTTAGCATCAGATGCGACACCTCCGGACCCAGAAAAACTACTGCTAGCTGGCGGAGCCTGACCTTATGCCAACTGCTACTACTGTTCCAGTTAAGATGGCGCAGCGGCGTGATACTGCTGCTAACTGGACAAGCGCAAACCCGACACTGCTGGCAGGCGAGATTGGGATTGAGTCGGATACAAACAAAATAAAACTTGGTACTGGCAGCACAGCCTGGACATCGCTGAGCTATACGCCATGGAGCCAGGTAAGCGCTTATCCACTGGTTAACGCTGATATTGCCGCGGCTGCGGCTATCGCTTACAGCAAGCTTGCAACGCTAACCAGCGGCAATATTGTGCTAGGCAGTAGCGCAAACGTAGCAACTAGCACGGCAGTTACAGGTGATATAACCATAACCAACACAGGCGTTACGGCCATAGCTAGTGGCGTAATCGTCAACGCAGACATAAACGCATCTGCTGCGATTGTTGACACTAAACTTGCCACCATCGCAACGGCTCTAAAGGTCAGCAACTCGGCCACTACCGCCACAGATGCCAACACCGCATCGGCGATTGTGTCCAGGGATGCAAGCGGCAACTTTACTGCTGGCACGATTACGGCAGCACTGACAGGCACAGCATCCAACAACTTGCCATTAGCAGGCGGCACACTTACCGGCAATGTAATTTTAGATAATCAGGTTGATGCACGATTCCGCGAAGCGACTGCAAACGGCACTAACTACGTTGGCTTCCAAGCACCAGCAACGATTGCGGCTGATGTGTTATGGACGTTGCCCAATTCTGATGCAGCAGTCTCTGGTTATGCGTTAGTCAGTAATGCCGCTGGGGTGTTGAGTTGGTCAGAAGCAGGCGGCGGTGCTAAGGGCGGCGGAACGGATAAAGTGTTTTTTGAAAATGATCAAACTGTAACTACCAGTTACACTATTACTGCGAACAAAAATGCAATAAGCGCTGGTGTCGTGTCAATTAATGCAAGTGTTGTTGTGACGATTCCGGCAAACGCTAACTGGGTGGTGGTTTAATGTACAATACAATTGATTCCGAGGTAATCCCATGAGTTTACGGTTAAGCGGAGCAACATCTGGTTATACCGAAATTGAAGCACCAGCAGTTGCTGGTTCAAATACATTGACGTTACCCAACAGTAATGGCAGCAACGGGCAGGTGCTAATTACTAACGGTTCTGGCACATTATCATTTGCTACAGCAGCAACCGGTGACGTTACACTTACAGGTACTCAAACACTTACAAACAAAACACTTACCGCACCAACGATTGCATCAGCTAATTTAACAACAGCATTAACTTTAGCTGGCGCTGCGGGTACAAACGGACAAGTGCTAACAAGTGCTGGGTCTGGTTTGCCATCGTGGACGACAGTAAGTGCGGGAGCATTAACTTTGCTGTCTACTGTGACCGCAAGCAACTCAGCAACGGTTGATATAGAAACTACGTTTAGTAGTACTTATGATGCTTATTTACTTGTTGCATCTAATATAAGATTAAGCAATCAAACTGCATTATATATGCGGCTTAAAATCTCAGGTTCTTATATAAGCACCGGGACTTACTTTTACCATTGCGTTCGTTCAAGTTCAAATGGCGCAACTTATGGCGGGACAGACCAATCCGTAGGCGGAAACACACAGATACTTATAGCAGACACCATTGGAAATGATACTGAGGAGTCGGCATCAATTCAGTTTTTAATTACTGGGCCAACTTCTGCTACTCAATCAAAACAAGTTTCTTGGGCTGGGTCGAGTTGGTACAACTCATTGGCAACAATATCTCAGGCTACTGGGGTCGGGGGCAATACGGGAACAGGGGCATTGACGGGAGTTCGATTATTGCCCTTATCTGGCCAGATTGCATCTGGCACTTTCCGGCTCTACGGAATTTCTAATTAATAAAGACACACCATGACAAACTTTCACGCAACATCCGAAGGCAACATCCCGTTCACCGCAGAAGAAGAAGCATCATGGGCAGCAGAACAAGCAGCATGGGAAGCCGGCGCTAATGACCGCAAAGCAGCAGAAGTCAGGACAGAACGCAATGCCAAATTGGCTGCGACTGATTGGACTCAGGGTGCAGATACGCCTCAAGTCATTAAAGATAAATACGCACCGTACCGCCAAGCCCTGCGTGATGTACCAACACAAAGCGGTTTTCCAGATACTGTTATCTGGCCTGAGCAGCCGTAGCAGGCGCTGCTGTTGGGTTGGGCTATACTGTTAAAGTCCTAGCAAGCGCTACCTAGGTGATTCTTTAAAATGGCATACGGAAAAGTAAGAGTTGATGAAATTGAAACCAGCACCCAAACGGTAGCGGTTGATGATCTGGTAGTGGATGGTCAAGCTACCATCGAACTAGGTCATGCTAGTGATACGACTTTATCTAGAAGTGCTGCTGGTGTATTAGCAGTTGAAGGCGTGGTTATACCAAGCATCTCATCAACTAGCACTCTTACCAACAAGACTCTTACTGACCCTGCCATCATCGGCACGATCCTTGAAGATATATTTACGATTACTGATGGCGCTGCATTTGAAGTTGATCCCGGTAATGGCAGTGTTCAATTAATAACGCTTGGTGCTAGCCGCACACCAAAATGCACCAACATGGTTGCTGGTGAAAGCGTCACACTAATGGTTGATGATGGTACTGCTTATACACTCACGTGGACTGATGCGACCTGGGGTACTGGCGGAGTAGTGTGGAAGACTAATGCAGGCGCGGCACCGACACTTAATACTTCCGGTTACACCGTGATTGTGTTGTGGAAAGTCAGCACTCAAGTTTATGGCGCTCGCGTAGGTGATGCGTAATGTCAGCTAAAGCAATTTTAAGCGCATCAGTTAGCGTTGCACCTGTTTATGTTGAAGATGTATTCAGCACCTTCCTTTATACCGGCACCGGGGCAACGCAGACGATTACGAATGGGATTGATCTAAGCGGTAAGGGTGGATTAACGTGGATTAAAGGGCGTAGTGGAGCAACAGGACATCGGTTTACGGATACGGCCAGAGGTGCTACTAAGTCGTTGGCATCCAATAGCACCGCAATAGAAGCAACTGAATCCACCGGGTTGACCAGCTTTGGCTCTACTGGTTTTACAATTGGCGCTGACGCTGACTACAACACCAGCGCCGCTACCTACTGTTCCTGGACCTTCCGCGAGCAGCCGAAGTTCTTTGATGTTGTGACTTATACGGGGAATGCCACTAATCGAACTATTGCACATAATCTTGGCTCAGTGCCGGGTTGTATTATTGTTAAAGACACCTCCTCTGTCTCAAATTGGTATGTTTACCATAGGTCTTTAGCGACTAATCAGGCACTCAAGTTAAATTCAACCGATGCCATAGAAACTGCCGCAACACTTTGGAATAACACAGCCGCCACGTCATCTGTATTTTCATTAGGAACTGCGGGTGATGTAAATGGCAATACAAAATCTTTTGTGGCATACCTATTCGCGCACGATGCAGGCGGGTTTGGTACTGCGGGCACGGATAATGTGGTGAGCTGTGGGTCGTTTACTCCTAATGCGAGTGGTCAGGCTACAGTTAATCTTGGCTACGAGCCACAACTAATTTTGTACAAACGCGCAGGGTCAGCAGATAATTGGTACATTTATGACACTATGCGTGGTTGGGGTCAAACAACCGCAATGATGTTATTGCCTGATTTAAGTCAAGGAGAAGCTCAAAATGCTAGTAGTCCTTACTTTTTTTATCCAACAGCAACAGGATTTGAGTCAGCCAATAGTTGGTTTGCCGCATCTCAATTGCACGTCTACATCGCGATTCGTCGCGGGCCGATGAATACCCCCACCGTGGGGACAAGTGTGTTTGAACCTGCTGCTTATACAGGAAATGGAACAAACCCAAGAACAATTGGTACGTTACAAGTTACCGACTTGGCAATTAATATGAATCGCCCAGATATCGGGGACGCGCCGGTTTGGATAGATCGACTAAGAGGGGGTGAAAGGTATCTATCTTCCAACGCAACCCAAACAGAGGCTAGCGGTTTTGTGGGATGGAAGCTAGAGCAAGCAGGGCAGATTATCAATTCCATCAGAAATACATCTCCAACCACATACATTAACTGGAACTTCCGCCGCGCCCCCGGCTTCTTTGATGAGGTTTGCGGAACTGCCGTTTCATACATTGTTTCTGGCACTCACAATTTGGGTGTTACTCCAGAACTTATGATTGGCAAAACAAGAAGTACTGCGCGGCCTTGGTATACCCGTCATTTTGCAACAATGACATCAAACCAATTTGTTAGCCTTGATACTACTGACCCAGTAAGTAGTGGTGTTAGCCTTTCGGCTACATCAACAACATTCAGTTTTAATGGCACGTTAACTACTACAGACACTGCTGTTATTTACTTTTTTGCCACTTGTGCTGGTGTTTCTAAAGTAGGCAGTTACACCGGTACTGGCACTACGTTGCAGATCAACTGCGGCTTTACAGCAGGTGCACGGTTTGTGCTCATCAAGCGCACAGACAGCACAGGCGCCTGGTATGTATGGGACACCGCTCGCGGTATCATCAGCGGTAACGATCCATATCTTTTATTAAATAGCAACGCAGCCGAAGTAACCGGCACTGATTACATTGACCCGTTAAGTTCTGGCTTTGAAATTAGCTCCACCGCTCCTGCCGCCATTAACGCAAATGGCGGTACATACATCTTCCTCGCTATTGCTTAACCATCATGGAACTTCGCAACCGCACCACAGGAGCTGTCGTTAACGAACAGCAGTTCCGCGCTGATAACCGCAACACCAGCTTCCCGCAACAACTTACTGCCGAGATTATCGACAGTTTTGGTTATGACCCAGTGCTAGAAGGACCGCAAGCTACCACGATTCCGCCGTATCAATACAGCCGACGCGATGGCGTGGTTGAGATCAACGGCCAATGGTTCACTAAATACACCGCTGGCCCAGTATTCACCGACTACACCGATCCCGACGGCGTGGTGCATACCGCCGCAGAACAGTATGAGCAGTATTGCTTTGGTAAAGATGCAGAGCAAGGCAAGTCAGTGCGTACTGATCGCAACAAGCGTCTAGCTGATTGCGACTGGACCCAACTACCTGATGCGCCAGTACTACGTGCTACATGGGCAACGTATCGCCAGGCGTTGCGTGATGTAACAGCACAAGAAGGCTTTCCATGGAATGTGGTTTGGCCTGAGCAGCCGTTAGACTAGGCGCATAGTTGAGACCCATTGCCGCTACTGCCCATGATCGAGCTAGTAGCAGCAATTGCGGGGGCAAGCATCAGTGTGGCGGCGATGGGGATATTTGGCTATAGCCGTAGGAATGAAGAGGCGTCTGCTGCAATTGTGAGGCTGACAAGCGCCGTGGAGCATATTGGTACATCGCTTGAGACTTTGCACATTGATATAAAAGAGAGCCACAGGGAGCTGTTCCAGCGCCTTAATCAGGTCGAGAATCGCGTCAGTAAGCTAGAGGTGCGTTAACACTATCCCATGATTATTAGTCCTGAACTATTGACTCAGTACGTTGGCGCTGCAATCGGCGTACATGCTACAGCAGTGGCGGTAGTGAACCTGACCCCAACGCCAAAAGATAATGACAAGCTGGGCCAGTACACCGCATTGTTTGTCAAGCTTTATCGCGCAATTGAAATTTTAGCAGGCATCTTCACGCCACTGGTTAAAAAGTGAGCAATTTTCTGGCAGCGGCGAAGAACACATCAAAGCCGCCACTCCCGCACCAAATGGCGGCATGGTCCTGGGCATGGGAATTAATGTCACCAGATGAGCAAAACACCTTTCTAGACAAATTCAGGGCTGATCCAAAACCCAAGGCAGCATTGGCATGGGAACCTGCGGCAAAACTAATCCGCGAATTTGAGGGGTTCAGCGAGGCGGCTTACGTGTGTCCTGCTGGCGTAGTAACCATCGGCTGGGGATTTACTAAATGGAAAGATCGGCCAGTACAACTAGGCGAAAACATTAGCCGCGAAGTGGCGGATGCGATGCTGTCGGATCTAATTGAAAACAAGATCGTGCCAGCGCTGGCGTCTACTGTACCTGGCTGGAAGACGCTGACACCGAATCGGCAGAATGCACTGGTAAGTTTTGCGTACAACGTGGGTTGGCATTTCTGCGGTAGTGCAGATTTCGTGACCATTAGTAAAAATTTGCGCGAGTCAGATTACGACGCAGTGCCCAGCGCGATGATGTTGTATGTCAATCCAGGCACATCAGCCGAGGCAGGTTTGCGCCGTCGCCGTGAAGCGGAAGGCAAACTCTGGGGCATTAGCCAGAAAGCAACATCTGTGCTGCTCAAGGTGCCATACGAGGCGCAAAATGATAACAAAAGCGGCACCGGTTATAGAGAATGTTTCAGCAGTAGTTGCGCGATGATTGCTAAGTTTTACGGCAAAGTAAAAAGCGATGATGAATATAACAAAATCCGCGCTGTTTATGGCGATACAACAGACAGCCAGGCGCAATTAGCTGCGCTGCGCTTCCTAGATCTGCAAGCCAGGTTCGTTACAAACTGCGCCCCAGGTTTGCTGGAGCTTGAGTTACGTGCTGGCAGACCAGTGGCGGTGGGCTGGCTTCACCAGGGAGCAAGTAATTCACCAAGTGGGGGCGGGCACTGGAGCGTGGTGATCGGGTTTACTTGATTGCAGTTTTGTGTTGCTGGGTTGTAATCCGGTGTGGGCTTATCAGTTACGGGGAATACATTCCAATCAGCTAATGTTGCATCGCTTGGATTGCGGGGATAGCTGGTGTTGGGGTTGTCGCGTCTCAGATCGCCGATTGAGTAGGGATAAATCTCAACGGTCTGATTGGGGGCAAGGACGTACATGGTTTTAGAGAGGACAGGGTAAGTTTAAAGGGCAAATTTACGAAAAGCACGAACTAGGTCGTCAGTGTCTAATTTTGAATTGCCTACAAAGGCGCCATCAGTAAAATCACAAACCCAAGCGCTGCTACTACTATTTTGCGTAGATACCAAGTGATTTTGACTATTAAAAGCTTCTGCCCCGCCGCTTTGGAAGGCCGCCACGGAGGTTCGAGCAGGTGCGCCAGCAGTACGATTAATTGTTCGGGCAGGTACTGAGTAGGCGTTAATACCAGAACCGGTGTTGTTGCTGGCGGTAGTAGGTTTAAGATTTTGGTAAGCAATATCTAATTCATAATATGCCGGCAAATACCAGTCACTATATCCACCAATAGTCAACCCTTCGCAATATTGACCTGCCGGGTGACTTGCATTATTCATGTTGGCTGAATTTGCAGCACCATTAAAAAGACTATCGGTGCCAGTAGTAGCAGTAGCACTAGTTTTCCAACCTAATCCCACTTTCCCGTTATAACCACTTGCGCTTGGTGCAACAATCAATCCATGCGTAGCAACACCATTAGCAGTGTGGCTTATGTACCCAGCAAAGAAGCCACCTTGATATGCAGCGCCAATTTCAGGCAACGCTGCCGCTGCTGCCGCTCTTAAGCCATGTGGATGCCTCATGCTACATCTCCTACAGATGCTCCATACACCTGGGTGCTAACTTTCCAGAACTGGATCACGCTAAAGCCAGTTGTTGCAAGTGTTGGTGCGGTGCCGCCTTTCCATATTACTCCGCCAGTACCCCAGGTCGCATCAGTCCATGTAATCGTATAAGCAGTGCCATCATTTACCATAAGGGTGACGGACTCACCAGCAACAAAGTTTGTGCATTTTGGTGTGCGGCTAGCACCAAGTGTTATCAGTTGAATACTGCCATTACCGGGATCAACTTCAAATGCAGCCCCATCGGTAATAGTAAATACATCTTCAAGGATTGTGCCAACAATGGCAGGGTCAGTAAGTGTAGGGCTAGTAGCAAATACATTAGCGCCAGTACCTGTCTCGTCAGTTAATA